AGTGTGATATAGCCTGATCTTAGTCAATATCTTCTTAGTTGGAGCGTTTAATGGCTCTTCACATGCACCGCATGGCATATCCCATTCACCGCTAAAAAAGTCATATTTCATGCCCTTAAAATTGGCATATTTGTTTGCTACAAATGTAGCAAAAGGATCAGGTATTTCTAAGTTCTGCAGCATGTATTTATTATAACATTTATGTCAGGTACTGACAAGGGGTCTCTACTTTTCGACTTCACTTTCGGTCAATATTAATCTTTCTCTGAGATTTATTGCTTCAGAAAATGCTATATCTGATTGGTTTTCAGGTAGGTTACTATAATCTGAAGGATTTTCTCTGTTGTGAAATCTAAAAAATATCATTCTTATATAATCTTTATCTTTAAATTCCTTATGAGGTCTCCAATGGATATCAGTGTTTCCATTAAATATAACAGCAGAATTGTCTTCTAAATCATAGATGTCAAGCCCAACTCCAACACCCCATGATGTATTAGATTTTAGCTGATAGTTTACTATTAAGTCTCCATCATCTTTATCAAAATGTGGTGGCAAGTTTGGGATACCGTATTTATTGCTATACTCTACATACATTGAGTGCTTAAGGGATAGCGGCGTATCGGTCAAAGATCTGACTATTTGATTTATTTTTTTTAGTAATTCTTCCGAAGACCGTATATCACTTACTTGAAGACGGCCAAGCTCCTCACAAACACCAGTCCCATTATTATTAATTGAAGATACATATTGGCTACCTGGACTGTTGTCGACTTTTGGGATTACAATCCTATCAACAATCTCATTTAATGACTCTACTTGTGATGGTGTAAAAATGTCATTTACTTTATGAATCATTTATATTAAGAGCTTAATCCTTTAAATGCATGGCATTCGCATACACCTACTACTACATAGTTATTGTGATCTTTATGAGCTACATCTGTATACTTGGCTAGATTAGAGCAGTAATAGCATTTATCTGCCTGTTCCGCCCGCTCTAAGGCCGCTTCAAGGTTATCCAATATACCCATATTACTTATTCCTAGGTATGAGGTCTTGTGGTCCTTCTGTGCCGAATAGTGACTTCTTGATAGGTACGCAATTAGGTACTTGCTTGCCACCCTTATCTTTCATTCCTACCTGCTTGTATCCGCTCCAACAGGCTTTTTGAATGTTGTCCCACTTGTCTTCATCTTCGTTGTCTGATAAATAATCCATTGTATTGTCCATAATCTTATTATAGCATATCCCAGTTAAGTAAAACTGGTCACGTAGTGACTAGGCTGTCTCTACTTTTCGACTTCACTTTTTCGCCTTTTATATTCAGTAATAGCAGGTAATATGTTGTCATATTCTTGAGCTATATAGTCAGCTTCTTGAAATAGCATCCCATGAATTCCTCTTTTTTCTGCATCGTCTAAGAACTCAAAGAACTCTTCAGTTGTAAAAAAGTCTAGATCCATACATTTAGCATCTGCTGGGTGCCTACACTCATTGTTATTATCGCACTCGTAATGATGGTGCTCCTTGTTGTCTTTTAGCACTGGGGCTATCGATATAACAACCTTCTGATCCTCTATGTCAAATCGGTTAGCCTTGTACCAAACATAAGGAACTATCATTGCAAAGCCATTTTCAGCACAGTTATTAAATACAGTTTCATTTGTAGTAGAAACAAAGAACTCGTTCTTGCTTATCTTTTTGAATTCTTTAGCGTATTCAAGCATAAAATTAGATCTGACTATGCTTGGAGAGCTGTCATTTGGCTCTGAAAGTATGCCTCCGTATGCCTGCTCGTGCTTGTTAATGTATCCAGTTAAAAGGTTTATTGCAAGTACGTTAGGGGATATGCTGTTTATAGATGAGCATACCATTGATAGGTATTGAGCTGATATTGTGTATGGTCTAATTGCTATAATGTATTTAAACTTACTTTTAACATCAATTATTCTAGATATCTTGGTAAAGTAATCGCCCATTGTGGATCCAAATGGGTACATGACACCATCCATCCCAGCCTTTTTCATCTCGTTAACTCTACGCTCTAGAGACTCATTTGTTTGCAAGTCTCTTTCAAACCAGTACATTTTCATAATGAAATTTTATTAACTGGCTCTTTAGACCAATGTATATAAGATTTAACATAAACTGCTGCATATGCAAGAGCTGAGAATATGAATCCGTACTGTTTAGTGATTAGCGCATACGTAATCCACAAGATTTCATTAAACAATAATATATGCCATCCCCATATGGTCTTACGACCAACAAAAAAGATGCCAGTAACACCTACTACCGCCAATATCCATGACCACCACATTTTATATCCTTATCGTTAGGTAACTATTATACCATTGATTTATTTAAAGTGGTTGACTAGGATTTGTATTTCTAAATGCATCATTATTTGGAAATGGAATATTCTCTTTACCGCCAATAAACTCTCTTATCTTGTTTCCAATTTCTGGATCAGATAACTCTACTTCTAAATAGTTTTCTTTACCTTTAAAAAAAGCATTTACCTTTTCTAAATGCTTCTGCCTTATATCGTACAGCTCATCTTCTGTTAGATCTTGTATTTTATTCTTACCCGTTTTAATATACATGTTACAGTAGGCTTCTTCAAACGGAAATGGGTCACGATCTGGTCCCATTCTATCTGTATAGTGATTTTTCATCTTAATCATTGAGTCCACCCAATTTTTTGCTGGCCTTGTTATATTTATGTACTTAGCATCTGGAAACATTGAATATAGCCTATCAAACACTAGACATGTTGGTATGTCTACATGAGCTTCCGAGTAAGGAAGTGAATTGAAATGGTCCATTATCCCATCTGCATCCTCAGAAAAATCATTAAGTTTTACCGTTTGAATGTTGTAGAAATGAGTTGTACTAAACCCTTGATTTTTTGTAAATTCAGCAAATGATTGGGTTGCATTTCTACCTAAGCTTACGCATAATACTTTCATTTAGATATTATATCATTTTTTGTTTGAATTTCATGATACTGAATATGATAATCTCTTAGCTGATATGTAACAGCACAATAACATATTGGGCAATTAGTTATACCCTGAGATTTATCCTCCCAACGCTTAGGCATTAAATCTCAATATCATAGTATCTCTGGTATAGAATGTTTATTCCACTCTGTATCTCTTCAATATCTTTACTGTATTTGTCTGCAAGAATACTTTCTACCACCGCCTTACTTTCACTTTGGCTTCTAGGGAAATTTCCTAGCTCTTTGTGGAACCACATGTCGCCCCAATCAGAGTATTTTTGATCTGATAGAATTTCTGCCAACATCTCTTCTTTTGTTAGGCTCCTGGCTATAACTAGTTTTGAAGTGTTTTCATGAAACTTGACAATTTTTTTACAGGTTTCGTTGTGATCTTCAGTAAAACGGTGAAATGGGGCTATAAAAAATTTAGGTGACTTTATTAGGTAATCTATGTATTCCTTGTACCTCAATATAATTACATCTAAATTATTATTATCTGAATCTATATCGTTATATAAACCATTTGCGTGAACATAGTCTCTGTATACCTTAGAAGATGCTATTGACGCAAACGCATCTCTTACTGGCACTATAAATGGATTTGCCCTTTTGTACTGCTTAAGAGTATTTATGTCATGACTTCTTACTGCTTTTATTTGCACATCCATAGATTTATCAATAACAGCTGACAAATATACGTTACCAGATCTTTCTAGTCCGTCTAAGTAAATTACTTTATGTCTATCCATTATGCTCCAGGTGAAGGAATCGGACCTTCATTGTCGGTTTCGGAAACCGCTCTACGACCATTATAGGAACCTGAAATTCTATTCTGCTTTGCTTAGGAATTGATCTTCCCATAATCCAATTAGGGATTTGTTACCAATATCGTCAAAGTAGTAACGCTTTGCGTTACTATCATGTGTCCAACCATACCATGTATCTCCTTCACACCAACTCAATGATGCTGTCTCCATGGATTCTGGGTCGCTCATAATGCTATCTAGATGATCATAAAGGTGAACTTCATCAAAAATATATTCTCTAAGGCTTGTCCAACTAAATATACGTCTTGCTAACCATTCAATCATTATCCAACCATCCTCTGCTGTTGTAGCCAAGCCATATAGTTTAAGAATATAAATAGGCCTAGCATAATTATAAAGAATGGCTTCACTTTGCACACCACACATTATTATCTGACATAGTCTGGTGGTTATCCCAATACTCTATGTTTTCTCTGTACATTCCGCATTTATTGCACATCTTCTTTTGGATCCTTTTCCCATGTAAGATTTCCATCTTTATATACTGGCCAATATCCTAATGAACGCCAATCCATCTTCATTATTCTTGGCTCTTTCATACAGCCACCTGAATTGGAATCATGGACTTGCATCTTTCACAATATTGATATGTTGATCCTGTATAGGGACATGCTCCAGCATCAACAAGAGTATGTCCAGCTATTCGGCAAACTATTTTTTTTATCATTATAGTTTATTATATAATATAAACTAAATACTGTCAATAGATTTATTTTTTATTAAAATTAATCAAAGCTTCTTCAAGTGCGTGGTAAGGTTCACCCAAAGCTGAAGTTATTCCTGTTCCAGTGTGCATAAATAAAAAGATGTATGTTTTATTTCCAGACAAAACTTCATTAACTGAATGAGAGGTCAAGCAGGGAAGAAAGACTATGCTACCAGCAGATGGCTTTATTGAATATCCCAGATCATCAAAGACAATCTCTCCACCTTCGTAGTTATCGTTAAGATATATAAGAGATGTCCAGTCCATAGTGTTTTTTGGATTCAATATATTTCTATCTATATGTGGTCCCATGCCACCGCCAGTTCTATACTTTCTAATACAATAGTTTCTGGTTATGTGGTGAGGCAAATCATTATTTGTTTTTTCTGACCAAATTTTTAAGGCGTTTATGTAGTCATCTTCTATCATCTTAATAGCTGGCAAAGATTTCTGATGATCTACGCTATTACTAGCATGTTCAGATATATCTTTTCTTGGCCAAAAGTTGTTATTATCGTTGTAAGATAAATCCCAATCTAGTAGCTTAGAAACACCTCTCAAAGAGTGTTCATTATCTGGGAATATCTGCTCCCATTTTGTCATATCGTATGGGTCTAAGCTAACTGGATAACCATCAATCCATGTAGTCCATGATGGAAAAACTTTTAGAATTTCAGGGTTTTCGTTGTTTAATTCTACAAAATCTAAAAACTCTTTAGCTTTAGGAAATGCATTTTCTATGTATATTACGCCACCAGGCATGTCGTGAATTATAGGAGTAGTCATAGAATAATTATAGCACCTCTTTGTTTATTGCTTCTTTAATGACTGGGTCCAGCCTGTCCCAATGACCATTTTCGCTACCCTGATAAGCTACACCAGTTTCTCTATCAATCAAAAGCCATTTTTCTGGACACTTAGTTTTAACCTGCAATGTAACAGATTTTAATATAGTTTTAAATTTAAATCTAGGTCTCAATCTCTATCCTTTTATTGCAAGCACACTTTTTGTATTTAGAAGTAAATACTTTTCTCCATCTGTATCTTCAATGTCAGTTCCGCTATTTTGATTGTAATAAACAATATCATCAACTTCAAGACCCGTTATAGGAATTAACTCACCCTTGTAATTATACTCTCCGTTGCCTAAGTCTAGGATCTTTCCAGTTCTAAGGTTAGATTCATTTAATGAAGCCATAAGAACTATACCAGAAGACGTGGTTCTATCCTCTACCTTATCTTCTTTAATTAACAAAAGGTTGCCAAATGGTTTTATCATCTAAGTATTCCTATTCTTCAAAAAATTCTTGGGTTTCCCAAAATTTATCTTTTTTGTATTGCTCTTGAATTCTTTTTGCATTAAAAATAAAAGACATATCTCGATAAAGCTTAACGCCTAAATATGCTGATAAAACAAATACAATTAGTCCAATTATAATAAAGTTATTCATACTACTATTATACATTCTTAGGATAATATTGTCAATGCTTATATTTCTTTATTTAGTGAATTAACAACTAAATCAACATCACTTATTTTGACATAGCCGCCTAAGCTTAAAACTATTCTATTCTTTGTTCCTACTACTGGGGTGCTCATGTGAGCCCATTTAGAAGCAATGTTTATCCAAGACTGTCCTTCTTCTATACTGTACTCTTTACCATCTACCACTGGCATTCCACCGCCATCTGGCTTGGACACTAAAAAGTTAAGCCTAAAGTGCTCGTAACCATCAATTGTTGAATCTCTATGTGGGTGTACAAATCCACTTTCACCATTTACTCCTATAAAAATTCCATAAACTGGCTCTTCTAAAAATGAATTTATTCCAATCTCTTTAAATTTTTGAGATCTTATTGTTTTTAAATAATCTGTTACTGGTGTATCAACATTAGTCACGCTGCAGTATCTTCTTGCGTTACCATTGTTTTTAAAGAACTTATCGTTGTCAAAGTTGTTAAGCACAAAGTCAATTACGGCTGCAGATTCTTCTGTGCTCAATACTGATTCTGTTTTAATTTTCATTTAAAACCTCTTTTGGAATTATATCTACCACTAGATGAACTCTATCGGTATCCCCATCGTTAAAAACTGAATGGTAAGCAGTGTTATTTATCTCCCAACACTCACCAACTTTCATAAACTTAAGCTCATCATTTACTGTGTAGGAAACCTTATCGTTTGTTAAAACTGGTATATGAAATCTTTTAACATTAGACAAATACCATCCAGAATCCTTATGGTGTGGAACATTTTTTTTAGCAGGAAGCTTAATGTACATAACTCTTGCGACTATTCCAGGATTAAGAACTAAAATCTTTTCAATTAATTCTTTTATTTCTAAGTAGTGGCTTTCATCAGCATACCTTTTCTCAACCTTAACCTCAGATCCTGGAGTCCACGCCAGAGGAAAGTTTTGAATCATGTAGGTATATGTGTCTTTGTGCTCTTTAAACATATGTTGTCTGCTTGTATCAATAGCCCACTCTTTATCAAACCTAGACACTGATTTTGATATCTCGGACACATCAAATGTGTCTATATACCTATAACTAGATACATTATTTTTCATCTTCAATTTCCTTTAGGTGCTTATATACTGAATAGTCTATGTAGTTATTTTCTATTATTTTTTCTTTTTCTGAACCTGTTAACAGGCTAAGTAGTTCTGAACTAGACATAAGATTTCCATCTCCATAATTAGCAGTGCCTATGTTAATCTTATTTTCTGCAAACTTTATATCTACGTTATAATTATCTTTAAACCAACTATTTATTTCTTTTTTAAATAAATCTATGTTGTCTAAAGTAGATTTTATCTTAAACTTATTTATTTGAGACATTGCGTTTTCTAATGTTGTATGATCGTTTTCTACAAACCAGGTAAATGCTTCCCCCTTTTTTAAAAACGGGTACATTAGCTCCTCGTAATGATCTTTGTAAAAGGTCATGGGGTTAAAAGATCTCTCGTCTGCTGGATTACAAATAAATCTAGATTGATAGTTATTGTGTAGTTCAAAGTTAGGGTCTTCAAACAAATAGTATCTTAGCTTTTCTATCGGTAGACTTTTTTCTGCATACTCAGGTCTATTATAAAGAGCCCTATTGTATACAAAATTAAAGTAACTTACCCTTGCCTCAATTGGATTTCTTACTATAGTTGCAACGTCAATACTAGGAACTTTTTCTATCGGATAAGTGCCAGCATGCATAGATATATAAGGCTTATTAACAAATCCATTGTTATTTGGAAAGTGGGTAGTAATATGATGAGGTATATTATTTTCATCTAATGACTCTTTTATATTTTTAGATATATATTGTCCAGCTGTTTTTGGTATATGCAAAAAGTATAGTTGTTTCATAGATGCATATCATTCCATTTGTTTAAACTTTTTCCTTGACTATAAGATCCTGACTTATGTCTTTCTCTTAGTATTTCTTTCCACTCTTCTTCAGTGTGCTGGGATTTTTCTAAGTGCCAGTCTTCAGAGCCTGGATATTCATACCTCCAATAAGCTCTTATGAGAGCCTTTGAACCATTTTTAGCTATCATTGGGCTATGATAAAAAGGATGTCCAGAAGGGAACATTACAAGATCGCCTGCGCTTGGCTTGTAAAACATATGATTAATGAGAGTTTCTTTATCATCGCTTAACTCTATGAGGTTTATTCCTCCGTCATCATAATCATCATTTAAGTAAAAAAGACATGTTGTTCCAAACTTTAGTCCAGGGTCTTTTCTTCTTTCTTCCTGAAAATCAGTATGGTAATTCATTCCTTGAGCAGAGTTTACCCCCATGCCGTCTTTATAATAGGCTATGTCAACAGAATCCCAACAAAAATTATCATAGTCAACTTTTACTGAATCAAAGTAATTTTTAGAGGACTCATGGAAAACTTTAAATAGTTCTGACACATATTTATTATTTGATATATCATCATCTCTTTCGGCAAAGTGCTCGCTTGAGAAAGCAGACCACTCATCTTCTGTTGGAAAAGACTCAAAGCACTGGGCTCTGGTAGGTATAAGTATGTGAAATCCAAACTCATACCAGGGAATGGACTTATCTCTGTGGTTTGTTAAATAAAAATCTAGCATTTCTTTTGAGTTTTTAAAAACATTTTTAAAAACCCAAACTTTTTCATGAAGCTTCTCTATTTCCACTTCATTGCCATTTATTATCAACTTAAAACACCTAACCTTAAGTAACACTAATGTATTATTGAGCGTTGTTATTTCTTAGGATGCTTTGGAGTATATTCTCCAACAACAGCTTTTATCCTACCGTCTTTTCTTAATCTTACTATTTTGCCATCACGAATAACTGTATCGTTAAAAGGTATTTGTCTGCCAAATTTTTTTGGAGGCATTATACTTTTTTTCTTCCAGTTTTTCTAGGCGCTTGAGGAACAGCTGGAGTCTCTCTTCTTATTCCGTGCTTATTGACATCAATCTTAATTGGTGGTCTTTTTGGTTGTATGCCAGATTTAAATTTACCCTGAGAAGGATTCTTTTTTGTTGCCTCTCCAGAGTTTACAACATTTTCTGACACTATGCGCCCTTAATTTGTGATATTGTCACAACGTTTCTGCTAGCTGGTGACTCAGCAGATTCGTTTTGAATTTCTTGCTCCAAACCACATCCACAATCTTTACACATTACTGATTCCTTTGATCTGATACATCCTGGATGTTAACTTCTTTAACTCCAGTTTCGCTTCCTACGCTTTCGCAACCGCATTCAATGCACATATTACTTTGGGCCCTGAGCCTGCGCTTGGTTTGAAACGTCTGTTGATGGGAATGCTGCCTTTGGATCAGCTGCATACTGCTCGTTATTTCCCCATACTGTTGAATCGTTTACCTTTGGTGATGTAAATCCGTTTAAATCTTTTCCATCTGACATGTTATTACTCCTATAGGTTGTTTATTTAAGCGGGACTAGTATTCCACTTATTCCTCTATTATAGCATTTAGTTGATTAGGATCAACCTCTGTTTTAGGCTCTCTTTCATTTCCAGGCCCAACATGGTCAGCGCATCCGCATATCCAGCACATTGATGACTACCCCCATATTGCAGCTGAGCATTTGGTGCACATATTTGAGTATGAGTCTTCTATCATGTCAAACCTTGCTTTGCTAAGCCATATTTCTTTTAGGCTAGAATTGTTGGAGTTTCCATAAACAGTTTTGAAATCAAAGTCGGCACAACAAATAAACAAATCCCCATTTGGATTAATGTGTATCCACTCATTAGTTCTGCTTCTAACACCCAATCCACCATTACATCCAATAACCTTTTTGCCTTCTCCCGCCAAATATTTATTAATGGCTGAAGTCTGATCAATTATTCCTGAGTCAGCAAGGTGTCCTGCCCTGTCGTACAAGTGGTGTGCTGGAAAAACATCAATTGATGGGAATATAGATTTAAGCAGGATAACTTCCTGAACTAAATCGCCAGACTCTACATCTAAGTTTAGATCTGGAGCTCCAGGTAGTATGTCTAGCCATCCACCATTTTCAACTAATGAGTTACTATTTAATCCGTTTACCATTAAATAAAATCTATTTTCTAATGATAATTCTTTTAGCTCTTCTGCTGCATACAAAACGTTATCTACCATTTTGTCAAACATTTTTTCATTTAAGTTTACATACTTAGACCATCTGGTTTTATCTCCAGATGGTATATTTAAAAGTATTCCGCCTACCACATCGATATTCTTTTTAATTATATCAACTTTTTTCTTTGTAAGTGGGGTGCCATTTGTAAGGATGTTTATAGTAAAGTTATATTTTCTATATAAATCAAACATCTCTTCAAAGTTTTTATAAAGAAGAACTTCATTGTAGTTGGCTGTATAAATATTTTTTAGATTAGTATCAACAAAATCGCCTTTGCCATTATGAAGTTGAGAGAGTATATTCTCTAACTCCCCCAACTCCATATCTCTAATGGCAGACTTGGGATTTCCTTCATAAGAAACTGGACAAAACCAGCAGCCAGCGTTGCATAGACCGTTTACATCTATTTGAACTGCGCTGATCTTGTATTGTGACAACTTAGTCTTTTAGTGACTTCCATGGGTTTGGAGGAAGTTTCAAGCTCGATTCCAAGAACCAGTTCCACTCTTGATGAGCAGATAGTCGATCAGATAAATATGAAGACAGACCGTACTCATTGTTTTCGTTTGCAACAGAGATCAAGTTCTTAATATCTTCAATCATTTTTTTATTGATTGGTACTAGATGAATTGCCATCTCAACACCACAATAGGTGTCTGGCTTAACATTTCCAAGGGTTTGGTACTTTGCGTAATCTTCAATAGTGTATGAAGCTTCTGCACCTAGTCGTCTCAACCAAGTAGACGTATCGTTAACAGCTTTTTCTGAGTTTTGATAGATGTCCTCATAAACAATTCTAGACTGTCTCATCAAAACAGATTCTGTATTCCAGAAAAAACCTCTTACTAAATCAGTATATAAAACTGAGTTAGCTTGAAAGGCTTTTAACAGGTTAATTAGATTTTCCATTTTATTCCTTTATTATCTACCTTTTATAAATTTTATTATAACAGGTCTTGCATACTTGAATCATTTTGCTTTCTGTAGAAGTTATGTATTTAGCTTCTCCATCGCAATCTTTTATTTCACACATATCCAATGAACTCATTAACTAATTACTTAATCTTCCCACCGAATTTAGCCCATAATCTTTCGTGAAGAAAGAAAAAAAGCATCTCTAGAGAAAGATAAGATAAACCGTATAGGCCAACATATTCCCATTCTGCTTCTCCAGTAAAATATTTAAGAGTAAAATAAATTATTCCAGATACAAAAGTAAAATGTACAAAAGGCCAGCTGATAGTCTTTAGCAACGACCTTCTCTTAGAGTCCATCACTTCACTGCCTTCTTGGCTGGTGCCTTCTTGGCTGGTGCCTTCTTGGCTGGTGCCTTCTTGGCTGGTGCCTTCTTGGCTGGTGCCTTCTTGGCTGGTGCCTTCTTGGCTGGTGCCTTCTTGGCTGGTGCCTTCTTGTCTGGTGAGCTTAGCTCTTTCAGGATCAATTCAATCTCTGATTCAACTGACTTGAACCCTAACAAATTTTTTAACTTATTTAACATGATTCCTCTTTTTCTTTTAATTTTCTAACTACTAAACTCAAGACCTCTCTTGGTCTCCAGTCTGGTGGTATTTCTAAACTTTCCATATCTTTAATCAATTCACCTAAAACTTTTTTTTGTATTATATGAAAGTGATCCCATTCATTATTTAATTGTACCATTTTTATAAAGACTTAGCAATCTCTTTATTTCTGTCAGCATTTATTAAAAATCCTACCCTAGGGCCTTTAGCCCAAACCTTGTGTGTTGTATTTTTTGGGAAAAATAACAAGTCTCCAGGATTTAGTTCGTAAACTACCTTAGAGCTTTTGCCTTTTATTTCCCAAAACGAAGTTCCAATTGATTGAAGATAGCAAGCTGGCCAAGGGTCGCTATGCTCATTAACAACTCTTTCTCCAAGTGAAACTTTTATTCCTTCACTGTGCCATAAAGCTTCGCATGTACAGTTTCTGGCGTCCCACTCTTTATAATAACCACAATCTGCAAAATCATAATCATACCCTGATTCTAAATTTATTTTCTTTAAAAAGTCTTTTATTTCTGGAAAGTCTTTCCATATCAAACCCGTTTGTGGGGCGAGCCAGAACGGGTGCTGAGTTAAAATATTTCCATTGACACCTACACTGTCATCCTGACTTCTAACTTTTTCTTCAAGCTCTATGTTCTTGTCAATCGTTTGCCTGTATATGAAATTTAATGTGTCTTGCCAATTAAACTCTGTTTTAAAATATTCTTTAATAAGTACAGCTTCTTCTGCAACTGCTGCTTCTTTAAATGTTGATAGTAGGCTCATTTTTATTTACCCATTTAAGGGCAGTGGTTTCCCACTGCCCTTAAAAATTACTTTACTAGGGCAACCTTAGCTTTTGGATTCTTCTTGTTCCACTGAAGAGCCAACTTGTTAAATGCAGCCTTCATGCTCTTAATTGCTGCAGCGTTGTCTGCAGTCAACTTAGCAATCTGTGCATCCTTAGCGAGTAGAGCAGCATCTGATGCTAGCTTAGCAGCAGCAGCTTTATCTGTCTCTACCTTAACTGCTGCAGCAAGTGCTGCATCAGCGGCAATCTTTGCATCAGCAAGGGCTTTGTCAGCAGCAGCCTTAGCTGTTACTGCATCAGCAGCAGCCTTAAGAACTGCAGCATCGGCTAATGCCTTAGCAGCAAGTGCTGCATCCTTAGCAGCGGTCTGTGCAGCAAGCTCTGATACTAGATCACGAACTGAAATCTCTGCGAATGGTGCAAGTGTTGGAGCAGTCAATCCAACTACTGCTGCTGCAACTGCATCTGTTGATGTTGTTGGAGCAAATGTAATTAATGAGCGTGTTCCTGTTGTTGGAAGAGTTGCCTTAAAGGTTGCTGTTCCAAAATCTGCTAGTGTAGCACCAGTTGTTACTGTTGCTGTATCCATAACTGCTGTCGAAGCAAATACGGTTGCTGTAATTGACTTACCAGATACCTTGTTTCCAAACGCATCTGTTGCTGTTACAACAATGTCCTGCTTTGTTCCTGCTGCTCCTGCAGAAGGTGCAGAAACAGTTAGGTTGTTAATTAGACCAGCTGTACCCTGTACATAGTATGTAAGTGTTACTGGACCATTTGTAATTACAACTGTTCCAATTGCTGTTGTCTTTGTGTATACATAAAATGTTGCTGTTGTACCAGTTCCAGTTGCAACTGTCAAGGTTGAAGAACCTGAAGATGCTCCTACTGGTGCAGCTGATGAGTGCAATGCAGAAACGATTGTTGCGTTTGTTGCTGTTGCTACTACGTTTGTTCCAGCAGTTACTGTTGCTACCAACCGAACAACGTCTGTGTTGTCAATTGCATTGTCTGCAGGTACTGGACGTACGATTGCAGTAGTTAGTGCTGTTCCAGCAGTTGCTGGAGCATCAAAGTCGGCTCCGCCAGACTTAGCAGCGTTCCATGTTGTTGCTACAACTGACATGGTGTTAGCACTTGCAGGTGTTGCTACCATTGTGCCCAAAGTCATGGCTGCAACCATGGCTAGTGCGATTTTCTTAAATGAGTTCATTTAATTTATTCTCCTTATTTCCTCTGTTATCTTTGCGATTACAGAAATTTAGTGTAGTGCATTTACTTTTACATGGAAAGAGCAGGGATCTCCTCCTTCTTCCCATTCTTGCATTTCTTCATCTGTTAAAGGCGGACCATCGTGTGTATCGCAAAATACATCTGAGACCCAGCCTCTATCGTAACCATTTTTGAGCCATATCTCAAACTCTAAATGATTTGAATCTATGTTTTCTAGATCCATTCTGAAAGTTCTTCTAGCATTACATGCTTAGGTTTTGCTCCAGTAATAGTCTTTACTGGTTTCCCCGACTTAAATAGTACCATATAAGGGATAGAAGATACAGAGTATTCTGCTGATTTTACAGGATTTTCATCAACATTTAGCTTTCCTACCCAGAGCCCGCACTCATTTGATATCTCATCCAGTATAGGAGATATCATTTTGCAAGGACCGCACCATGGTGCCCAAAAGTCGATAAGGACTAAAGCGTGAGAATCTAAAACCCTATCAAAGCTTTCGTCTGTAACAATCAATTTAATCTCCTTTTAATTCATCCGCTGCATCATTGAACTTATTCATAAATGTTTGAATTACCCAAATTGCAGTCTCTCCTGCATTAGCAGCCATTGCCTTAGATGCTTCTTCTGTTCTATCTTCAATTGCTAAGGCGTTGTACCATTTCTGGTACAACTCCTCACCAATATCTTTAATAATTTCTTCAAGTACAGTTAACTTCTTATCCATTTACTGCCTTTAATAGATTAAACAGATAGACACTTTGACCTGCAGAATTTTGTACTGGATCAGAAGATGACTTCATCAATGCAATAAGTTGGGTAGATGTTAAAGTCGGCTTTACTGACTTCAAGTAAACATATTTCGCAGCGATAACTTGAACTGCAACTGATGTTCCATAAGAGTAACCAGCAACATTTCCAGGATATATCGTCGGTTGGTGGATTTCTCCCCATAGATCTACTAGATTTTTATCGTAGTTGCTTACCAAAGAAATCTGTGGCTTATCTAGGTTGATTGTTTCAACACCGCCTACTGCAATTGAGGCGCTAATGCATGCTGGCCACTCAATTTTGCCAAGCATCTGAGCATTTCCAGCACTGTTTCCAGATGGAAAAAATGTTGGAATTCCAGAAGCGCTTAGACTAGAGATAACTGAATCTAAAGCAGTTGGAGAACAGTATGCAGATGCTGCACTCTTTTTAATAACTGGAGCACTTGCACCATTTGATGACGCAACGGCTACAATATTATACTTATGCTTGTTGTTATTAACCCAGGTAAGTGCGTTAACAAGTGTGTTAAGTCCGTATGTCTGTTGCTTTCCAGCCCTAGTGTTACCAACAATTCTTACAAAAACAATGTTTAAGTTTGGATTGCTTGCAATCGCTGCAGAAACCATTTGAGTTCCATGGTTAAAATCAGAATTAGATAAAATATTTGCAGGAAGAACAGAAGCTCCGTTGCCTTCCATAAATGTTTTACCGTTTGGACATGAAGGCCAATCTAAAATACAAACTTCTGCAACAATTCTTGACTTGATTGAAGGAATTGAAGTATCCAATGCCGTATCCAAAATAGCGATGGTTGGAGCAGATGTTCTTGTCTTTAGATTTGCCTGAGCTGGCATAGTTGTGATAGTGATTAGTGTGGCAGCAAGTGCCATAGTTATTAGTTTTTTCATAAAGCCTATTCTACTAAATACGACAGAAGTTGTCAATGGGTTACGAGTTAGGGTTAGGACTCTTTCTTGGGTACCATTTACCAGAGTCTATGTTTTTTGCTTCGGCTGCTTGGATCTGAGTGTTAATTACATTGCTCATGATCTCGTGCATTATATCTAATTCAATTCTAAGCTTATAAAGCTCAAGCTCTAGCAAATCAATTCTTCTTTGTGATCTCATTCTTCTTCTTCTCTATCAAGTGGCGTTGGTGCAGTTGCCAGTGTGCCACAATTAGCACACTCCATGTCTAAAAAATAAGTTGCAATTTCACAACTATCAAACATAACTTTAAGGTTCCATATTTCACAACCACATGGGCACACATGTGTTGGCACACCTCGTATGTCCATTGATCTTGAGTAGTCTGGCCTTAAGTCGTTTATATCCATTAGCTAATTATACACTAAACTTGAATGTATGTATAGGGGGCTGCTACGCTCATGTTAAACTCAGTTGCTGCTTCTAGCGCTGCTTTAAGTCTTAGTTTAGGGTTCTTTTGATTCTTTGTTGCATGAAGTGCTCCCAAGGCGATCATGCCACCACTACCTTCTGCCATGTAGTTTACTATGTTTTCTCCAACATGAAAGTCTTCATCTATAGTAAAGATTCTACCTTCAACACCTACTATAAAAATACCTCCTGTATCCTCTTCTGATGAGGATCCAATACTTCCATATCCATGTTCTTTAAAGGCGGCTTTTACTGAATCAACAAATTTTGTTCGCATGAATTTATCTAATCCAGAATTTGTTTTTGTTGGTGTATATTTTGGCGGGGTCCACATGTACTGAAGAATTTGTCCCATGCGAAATGAATCTGTAAATGCAACAGCATACTGACCAACTTTAAAACACTTGGGTTCTTTTCTTGATAAGATCCATCCAGTTTTATCATCTGATGCGGCATGGTCGGAAGCCATATAGACAACACCATTTTGGGCAATAGCAACAATACAAGTCATACCTTTATTGTACTATTTTAATTATTCTGTGTCTATCATCTCATGATATTCTATATGATTTAATTGAGATAATACGCTTTCAAGCTCAGATTTCATTTCAATTAAGTCCTGAATGGCTTTATAATATTTATCTTTCCACTCGTTTAACTCTTTTTCAAGCTGATATAACTCAATTTTAAGGTCTTTTACATCTAGCTTTAATTGGTCTTTTTCACGCTCTTCCCGCCTGGTTTTTTCTTTTTTGGCATCCCTAAATCCATTAACCAACGCAGTAGCAAATCCGCTTAGCGCTGCAGCTAATATTGATGCTACAATCGTTACATAAACTGTTTCCATTATAAGGTAATTATACCTTATAATTAATCTAAATTAATAGTTCAGATGCTGTTATTTCAGAGCCAATATACTTTCTTTTTTGGATAAAATCTTTAACATGCTCGTGACCATTCTGTCTGCCAGCAATCAAAACTACCCACCTTGGCTCAAGCTTTTCATCTATGCATGTTTGACACAAGAATAGATTGATCGGAAGAAGCGATGACTTCTTTAAGTTTAGCTTATTCTTTGTTTTATTACATGAATAGCAAAATATCTTTTCGTTCAATTTGTTGGCTTCCCTTCAAGTTCTACTCGAACACCATAAGACTCAAGTAGTTTTTTAACCTTAGTAACATAATCAATAACTTTTTCTTTTTCTTCACCGTCAAACTGTATAAAGTTATCTTCATACAATCTTAGTGCTAAAAAATCTGGATACTTTACTATATCCATTAGTAAAAATAGTGGTTTTCTTATTTCCCAAACTTTTCTTTTCATTTCTTCTGTGTAAAATACTGGTTTATTTGGCTCACCAGTCCACTGATTCATTCCATACTTAAAATGCTTATCATCATAGACATTAGACACCATGTTTAGACCTCAACTGCTTCCATATCTCTTTTGTTTTATGAGTATTTTTCATTTTGTCTACCAAGCCAGATGACAGGAATACTCCGCCCCACACACCATACTCGTCTTGCTCAGTGCCAGATTCGTAGCACATCTTTATGACTGGACATGATAAGCAACATTGATCTATTGCGTTAGCCATCTGAATATCCGACTCATATTTATCAAAAAATAGGTTGGTATCCATGCCATTGCATGCTGCTAAGTCCCACCACCTTATAGAATCTTGGTCTGAATTTATTTTATTTAAAATATCTGACATGTTTTAGCGGAATTGACCATATACCCTTTGAATTAACTGGGAACTCGTTTGCGATTCCCCAGGAGTTATTTCTATAAACACCTTTGAGATTAAAATATCCGCTACTATTTTTTTCCCACGCTATTAAATTGTAATTGTTCCAATAAAAGTTATTAGATCTTTTTATTAAAACATCTACTCCACGCTCTGTTAAATTTAACATGCTTAATTTGCCTTATCTATACAATTATACATTACCAAAGTGGTGAAAGTCAACCATTTGGTGGCAAAATCATTTGCCAATGATGAGTTATTAACATTTTTCTTCCCTTTAAAACCTTTAGCGATTGATGAGAATATGGGGCGGAAGATGGATACATTATTATGCTTCCAGCCTGTGGCTTTATCTTTATATCTAAATCATTAAAGTAAAGCTCTCCGCCCTCATAGTCATCATTTAAATAAACAACGATAGTATATGCTAAATAATAATTATCTTCGTTGAAATCAACATGAGACCCCATGAAGGATCCCTCATCGTATTTGTTTATACCCATCATTGTTCTTGGATCTGTAAGAAGTGAAACTGCATAATACAAGGCTTCTCTGTCTATATTAAAAATATTGGCATACTCAATAGCACATTCAGACATTTTGTTTGTTAAACAGTTTATGGCAAATGCAGCTTTGGCTCTGTCTTTATCAGAATTGATTTCTACTATTTTATCTCTACGGACATCTTTAATGTCACCATATCTTGTATCAGTTCCGTGTCCGTTCCATGGTCTCCAGTCGCTTACAGCGTCATTAGAAAGAGACTCTATGGCATCTATGACTTCTTGGTAGTTTTTAATTATACCCTTAAAATAAACAATATTTTCTTCTGGTCTTTCTATAACTAAAGACAAAACTATCTCTTCTCTTTTACGCTCACAATTTTTACTGATTGAACTTCTTCATCAGTACCGAATATCTCATTGACATAATCTCTAGCATCATCCTCATTGAAAGCTTCAATGACTGCTGTTATTTCTATTTTAATAGAGTATTTATTCATTTACCACAAGTAGGGCACTTCTTAGATTTAGATGCCGCCGCTTTTTTTGCTGGGGCTGCTTCTTTTGCTGGTGCTGCGGAAGAACCAAACTTTGGTCTTCCAAACCCTACAATTGAAATTAAAACTCCAGCTTTATTCTTTTTGTATGCACGAAGTTGCTTACACACTTCTCCGCCATTTCTTTGGCTTCCAGACTTCTTTGAAGAAGTATTGCCTTCTATGCACCAAACTGTTCCGTCTTCATTATCTTTAACAACAATACCTACGTGAGAAATTCTATCGACACCATCTGATGGGAAATCAAAATAGGCTATATCTCCTGGTTCTGGATCTGCAACATCTACATCAATCCAAGCTCCTGCTTTTTTAAATGCTGCCGCACCGCCTGGTGTATAAACAGTATTAGGAATCTTTACGCCAGATTCTGACCCGCACCAATTTACGAAACTTCCGCACCATGGTTGAAAGTTTGCTTTCATGAAAGCACCGTACTTAGTTTCGTTATCTTTTGGACCCTCAATAGTACCAATCTCTGCTGTAGCAACTTCAATTAAACGAGCTGCTGTACCTTGTTCTGCCATTAGTCTTTATCCCAATCTAGATCAACTGGTTGCTCTTCTGGCATTGCGCCATCTGGCTTTGCTGCCAAGCGAGCTGCTGTTGCATCAATTTCTGCTTCTAATTTTTTATCTGCTTGTGTATTCTTTGCATCTACCTCTTTGTTTGCTATCTGTGCTGCCATAACATCTTTAGCGCCTGAGTTACCAATCAAAATTCCAGCAAGCGTTCCTGTAATAAATGTTGCAATGCTACCTAAAACATTAAAGAACATTTTGTCATTTTCTGATTGAGCTCCAATAGGCTGTGTTACGAACAACAATCCATATATGATTCCAAGCGCTGTCATAAATAGAATGCTTCCAAGTGTTATTCCTAGAATAAACTTTAAACGAGCATCTAGATCTGCAGGCGTTAGCTTTTGTTTAGCCATTTGTTATTTCCTGTTCTGGTGTGGTAGGTGTAATTTCTATTACATCTTTTGTACAAGTTTGTGAAGCTTCACATTCTGGAGGATTACATTCTGCAATTTCCCAATTTTTAGGATCTTGGCATGGGTAGCGATATCTGTTTAAAGAATCACATCCAGTTAATGATACCATTAATAGGCCAGCCAAAGCAATAGAAACTATTTTCCTCATAGTATAATTATACACTATTAGTCCTCTTTTCGTAGTGGTATGGTTAGAAGCCATATTGCTGTGGCAATCAAAGTGGCGACTCCGACCACTTGCTGGGCTGATCCAGTAAGGGTTAGCCAAGCAATAAAGAATCCTAATAGGGTGAATATTTGGGCTATACTTTCCTTGATTACTTCCCATATATATTTAAATAGGGCCTTGATTATTTTCATTATATCCTCCTAGTCATTGCAGCTGCAATAATATTTGATGCGATAATTACTGGTATTACAACTTCCTGCGCTTTTTCTCTTTGGTCATCTGTCATATCTTTACCCCATTCTGATGGGCTAAATATCTTTTCAAAATCAATATCTGTAAGTGCTCCTATTGGATCCGCCAAAAATGCTTCTGTCTGAACCTCTGTTGTTGCGTCTGCTAAAGTATAAGGCATGCTTGCATCTCCTGCAGAATCTGCTCTAGATTCAAACTCAACAAATGCCTGAGCAAGCTCTGGGTTGCTTTTCATAGCTTCTGCAACCTGAGCAACATCTGAAGCTTTGATTCCTAGATTTTCTGCAACCTCTGCTTTAGCCTCTTGGGTTAAAGCCTTTAGGGTTTGACTAACTGCAGATATCTGCTCTGGAGACAATACAACTAGTTTATTATCTTTGCTTGTGAGATTTGCAATAACATTAGAAAGATCTTCTTCAGTTCCGCTTCCTTTTTCAGGAACTAAAGCTGACAGAACCTCATCTTTAATTTCAACATCGTCTGTAGGCTCAGGTGTGGGCTCGTCTGTAGGCTCAGGTGTGGGCTCGTCTGTAGGCTCAGGTGTGGGCTCGTCTGTAGGCTCAGGTGTGGGATCGTCTGTAGGCTCAGGTGTGGGCTCGTCTGTAGGCTCAGGTGTGGGCTCGTCTGTAGGCTCAGGTGTGGGCTCTGGACTTGGCTCTGGTGTAGTCTGATTTGCTGCAGCATTGGCTGCGGCTTGTGCAATTGCAGCGTTTAATTCTCTTTCAGACTGTTCAAAATAATAAGTCCATGCGTCTTCAATAGCAGAATTTAAATCAATTATAGATTGATCATATGTGTTTATTCTATTATTTTTTAATTCTAAAGCAGATGTTAGGTTTTGTTGTGCAATTGTTAGGTTTTGTCTTGCTGTTGTAAGGCTTGATGTGAGATTTTGTAAGGCTTGAACTTCTTGATTATAAACATTTAGTTTGTCATTATATACTGCTAATTTATTATTATAGTTTGTTTGTGCTATAGCCTGTCCTGCAACAGCATCATTGTAAGCATTTATCTGTGCTTGAGTTGGTCCTGATCCAGAAGAAAATGTATTAAGATTACAACTAAAATTTTGTCCCCAGACTCTTGGATTTCCAGCATAATCACATCCTGCTCCAGTCCATCCACCAGGTATAGCCCAGCCAAGATGATAGGAACCTGGTCCTCCACCGTTATACCACCATATTTCTACATCTAAAGTTTTGTCTTCACTAACATCATATACGGGAGAGTAATCGCTCCAAGTTGTCCCTTGCTCTACCCAGTTATCAACAGCAAGTTGCCCGTCAACATACATTCTAAAACCATCATCCGTATATCCTGCAAAGTAGGTTTGTGTAAACCATGAAGGGACTGTTATCTGTCCAGTAAATTTAACTATAAGGTTTTCATATCTATTTCCGCACACTGGAAGACTCATATGGCTTGAGTTCCAGGTGCCAGAACAAAGAACAGATCCTGGGGTAGCAACATTACCCTGCCTAACAAGAGTATAAACAGTGTATGCCAAACCTGTTCCTCCAGCACTTTGCATACTTGATTGAGTAGTTTGAACATTAATATTGGCTATGCTGAGTGCATCTTGAGCATCATTCTTTTCTTCAAGAGCGTTGTCTTTATGTTCAAGGGCCAAGGCTACTGTGACTGTCTGGCCATCTACATTTGACTGAGCAAGGTTTTTAGCTTCCAGTGCTGCGGATTCTGCATCTACTGCATCATCGTAGGCATCATATGCATCGTCTTTAAGCTCCATAGCATTTTTTGCATATGTAAATTTATTTTCTGCTATGTCTATAAGATCTATAAAATCATCTTGATAAACTAAATTAGACACTTTACTATTAAGCTCTTCTATTTCTTGAGCGGCTAAGCTAAGTGGATCATCTCCGTGGGCAGGAGTGAGAAATACCCATCCAAACATTAAAATGGTGGCTAATGATAATCTCCATGCTTTAGTCCTAGTCAATTATAACTCCTACAAGCAAAATTTGCTATGTAGTAATTATACCCTATCTTGCATTATCTGTTTTATAAAAGCCATTGCCTTTAAATTGTATACCGAATGGGGTGAAATGTCTTACCATAACAGATTCACATTCAATACATGTATACCCTGGATCATCTTCTGTAATTGATCTGTTAACTGACATTAAAGCGTGTGCTTCATCATATGAGCACTTGTATTCGTATACAGGCATTACTTACCGCTTTTTTTCCTCGCCTTAGCTAAGGCATCAAAGTCTTTAATTTTTGTTTCTCCCATATAACCCCAAGCATGTCCGTCTTCAATCATCTTATAGTTAATAGATTTATCTGATCCGTCTAAGAAAACCCATCCCAAGATGCGACCATACTTTTCAGATGAGTCCATTTTTTCTGTTTTAATAACAACAGTTTTAGCTGAATCAATTGCATTCTTTAAATACGCCTTTGCTTCTAATCCTAAAGCCTTTTCCATTTTATCAGAAGTACGACTTTCTGGAGTGTCTATACCAGCAAGACGAACTCTAGAGCTAAACGAAATATCAAATCCAAGATCGATATCGACATCTATTGTGTCTCCATCTACCACTTTACTGACTTTTTTTACATAGTATTCAAACATTATTCTCTCCTTATATCCAATACTTAATTATAGCACTCACTGCAAGTATTGTCCAAAGTATGTTGAACCAAATTATTGTGGGGAGAGTTTTTACTGTTGATGACCAGATCAGCGCAAGGCTTGATACTAGGGCAAATATATATAGCCACCACCATTGCTTACCAAATAATAAGCCTGGAAATATAATAGATATCTTTGTCATGAAAGCAAAGAATTCAACAGTATTAGGTCTGTCCCAATACTTTCTATGTCTCATTGTTTTTAATGCATTTATCCATTCAGTTCTAAATTTCATTTTAGAGACTCCAAAAATTCATTGTGGCTAACGCATTTTGAAGCCCTGCTTTTTTGGTACCCAACAAAATAATTGTACAAGTCTAATCCTTTTCTATACTCGTCTTCACCATCTATATAAATTGATGCTATAGACTTGTTAATTGTTTCTTGAAATGATCCAACAATAAACCAACTATTTGGGCTCCATCTTTCTCCATTATCAGTTTTATTTGGAAGTCTATTTCTCCAAAGATCAATTCGCTTCTTTAAATCTTCTGGTGCATTTTCATAAGAAAATTTTTTCCAGAACTCTGTGTCTTTTCTTTTAGTCATATAGTGGAAATATATAAAGCTAGCTATGTCATCGTTCATTGATGCTATAGTGCTATTAAACTGATTCCTTATTTCATCCGACCCGCCATTAATCCAATCGGGTGTTCCAAAAATATGAGAGAGTCCTATAATGCTAACCCAAATAGATGTGGCCTCAAGTGGCTCGATAAAGTTTGCTGATAAACCTACTGCAACACAATTTTTTATCCACGGCTCTTCAAAGTACCCAGCGGAGAATTTAAATCCTCCTTTATCTTTTCTTGGATATGCTGGAACATACCCTAAAAAATTTTCTATCTCTTCTACTGCTTGTTCTTCAGATATTAAAGAAGAGTCGTAAACGTACCCACATCCAAACCTATTTTGCAAAGGTATCTTCCACATCCAACCGTACTTCATGGCTATTGCTTCTGTGTACGGAGGAATATCATCTGTTACGTCAATAAAAAATGGAACAGCAGAATCTGACGGAAGGAAGTCGCTGTAGCTTTTCCACTTTGAATTAAATGTTTTTCCAATAATTAACCTGTGAAATCCACTACAGTCAAATACAAAATCACAATCTATAACTCCAACATTTTCTAAATCTAAAGACTTAATATTTCCTTGATCATCCAACAAAACTTCTTTTATTATGCCATCAATTACATTTATGCCTCGCTCTTGGCCAATCTCTTTCAATCTGTTTGCAAGCTTAGACGCATTAAAGTGAATTGAAGTACTTGATATATTATCGTAAGATAATGTTGGATCGTTTTCATTGTGAGATTTAAATACAAATGGAACTTTGTTTTCTTCTGAAATTTTTTCTGTGAAGTCCACCTGTTTTAATCCGTTGTTTAATAATAGACTCATTGTTAAAAGTGTGCTATTTGCTACAAATGGGGATTTAGAAAAGTTAGGGCCTAAAGACATGTCCTTTGCTGGAAATCCATGATAGAAGAAGCCCCCATCATTATTCCAATTTGTAAACTTAATACCATTCTTTATTGTTGCATCACAATTTTTTACCAAGTCAGATATTGGTATTCCAAGGTATTCAAACAAGGTATTTAGGTGTGGTGTGGATCCCTCTCCAGCTCCTAGTATACCTATCTCTTTAGATTCTATAACAGTAATGTTTAAATTAGGTTGAGATCTTTTTGCCATAAGTGCAGTGAGCCAGCCTGCTGTTCCGCCGCCAACAACTACTACTGTTTTTGGCACTATTTTCTTCCCCATTGTATATAGTTCCATCCACGCTCATGTGCGTAGTAAATAAATATTTTAACTACCGTTTCCCAAAAGGCAATAGTTACAGAAAGACCAGCATTTCTTGTAATAACATAGGCAACAGCAACAGAGGAAAGCGTTCCCCATATTCGATAACTTAATGCCTTGGCAAAAGATCTAGCCCTGGTTACTGTCATCAGATCCACCCCATTTTTTGTCAACAAAGTGGACGGCAATAGCGGCAACTATAAGTGAAACAACAACTGCAATAGCATTTTCTAACATTTAAAGTCCCATTTCTTTACGCTTTTGTGTGGCAGAAATAGCATGAATATCTGCACCTAAATCTACTTGTTCAATCTTATATCCTACATCTCTACCGTATACAATGTTGGTAATGTTAGGTAGTCTTAGTACTAATGCACCATCCATAAATTCATCCTTAGCAATATATTCTTTTACCTGATCAAACTTAAGTGGATCTTTCTCGCTTGTGTTGTATGTATTACGTACTCCAAGTAGTACCTGGTCTGTTCTCTTACCCGCCTCTTTATAAAGAGCGTGGTGGCCTTCGTGCCAAGGCTGGTACCTACCCAGCATCAATGTGGTTGGAGCTGACCAATCATGCAATCTGAATTTTTCAATAATATGTGAGGCCTTTGCATCTGCATTAAGGTTATGACTAATAAAGGATACATCAAATTTATCTGGTCGCTCAAATATTTTATTAGTGTCTTCGAAGCGTCCTTCTGCTAAAGTGTCCATGAATACAAGGATGTCTGGCTTACCGAATGCTGCACGAGTTATTTCAGTTGGACATACAAAGTCAACAATTACGGGCGCAACACCTTGCTTGGCAATTAGTCGAGCCATCTCACCCATGCGTCTTGCTTGTTCAATTCTGTCTTCTGGAGTAAAGCTTAAATCAGAGTTTACTGTTGCACGTACCTCATCTGCATTAAGATGAATAGCATTTATGCGTTCCTTTAGTGCTTTGGCTAATTCAGTTTTCCCTGAGCCTGGAAGGCCTATAATCTGTATAATCATTTATTTCCCTAACCCTTTGCGATAGATACCAATTGTATCATATCAAATTAAAATAACAATATCGTTTAAACTCTGTTTATAGACTCTAAATTAGACATTGATGAAACCTCAATATATGTTGAGTTTTTTCTAAACTCCATTAAATTTTCTGATCCAGAATAAGACAAAGCACTCTTTACATTATTTACTAACATATTTAATGAGTACTCTATTGATCCTTTAGATGAAACAAAGCCTGATACGCCCTCAACATATAAATTTTTTAAATCTTTTGTAAGCTCTTCGTTATTATCTTTTTGAACTTCTAATGAAGCAGAGCCTCTAAACACATGTCTGCCATTTTTGTCTGTATCACACTCATCATGCCCAGAAAAAAATGATCCCATCATTACAGCCGAAGCTCCAGCAGCTAAAGCCTTTGCTACATCTCCATTGTTTTTAATTCCACCATCTGATATTATTCCATTTACTTCAGAAGAATTTATATTTTCATAGCAATCCATAACTGATGATAAAACTGGAACTCCAAACCCTGTGACCATTCTAGTTGTACATGCAGCGCCTCCGCCAATTCCAACTCTTACTGAGTCTGCGCCAGCATCCATCAGATCTTTATAAGCCTCATAAGAAGAAACATTGCCACACATAATATGTACACCAGAGCCTACTAACAGTCTAAGTTCCTTTACTGCGTTAACAACAATTTCTAAATGTCCTAAAGCTACTTCTAAAAGCAAAACCTTTATGCCAAGTTTACCTAGTAGTTCTACGCAGCTTTTATTTTTTGACTCTTCAATAGATATAGCAAATCCAATAAGACTGTTGTCAACTTTAGGTAATATCGATTTTAACCTTGCTATTCTTTCTTCAAAATTAGTATATCTAGGAAGTATGGCTAGCCCACCAAATGATGTAACCTTTTCTATCATAGAATCACTTGTAATAAAATCCATAGGTGCCATAATAATAGGAGACCTTAAGTGTATAAAAGATTTTGGCCTGATTGGATTACCAATTACAGTATCTAGATTTATGCTGCCCCTTGTTACTATGTTAGATTTTTTAGGGACAAGCAGTATGTCATCAAAGCATATTGACCTAGTGCTTGTATCTTTTTTCATTCTTTCCCCTTTTTAATACAGTGTCCCCAGATGGTCTCGAACCATCGACCCGCAGATTAAAAGTCTGCTGCTCTACCAACTGAGCTATAGGAACGCTGCCCCACCTGGCCTCGATCCAGGGACATTCGAATTAACAGTTCGACGCTCTACCAACTGAGCTATAGGGCAAAGCTGGTAGTTTTAAGTCATACCAAGGACTTATCCTAAGCCGAAAGAATTTTTGCTAGTGCATTAATTGTTGCTGCAATTCTTCCGATATCACGCAACTGCTCAACCGTATAGCCTTCTTCTTTCAATGTTTCATAATGTGCCTTAACACAAAAATGACATTTGCCAATAATTGATGATGCTAAAGAGTAAGCTTCAAACTTACCCTTTGTTGTGCCACCATGAGAAGAAATAGCATTCATTCTTAGCTGTGCTGGCAACCCCTTTAGGTTTGGGTCATCTGCCATTTCAATGAATGGATACCAAACATTGTTTTGTGCCATGATAGCACCAGCTGTTAAAGCTGCATTTTTTTCAACTTCATCAGTAGCGCTTGCAGTAATAAATGCAAGCAGCTTAGAATTTCCAGTTGCAAATGCTGCAGCAATAGAAAGGTATGTTGCATGCTCTGGATCAATAGTTGACCTGTTGATTACAGCATCTAGGTTTAACTTAATGTCTTTAGCATACTCTGGCAAGGAATCTTTTAGCTGGTCAACCCATAACATTACAAAGTTTCTCCACCTAGTGATCGATTACATGCACAAAGCTCTCCTGTTTGCAAAGCATCTAGTACACGAAGAGTTTCATCTGGGTTTCTACCTACATCTAGGTTGTTTACTGTAACATGCTGAATAATATTGTCTGGATCAATAATAAATGTGGCACGGTAAGTTACACCAGAAGAATGGTGAACTCCGAGATCATTAGCCAAATGGTGTGCAGTATCTGCAAATGACCATGAATTAGTCTTTTTTAGATCCTCGTGGGCATTTCTCCAAGCAATCTTACAGAACTCATTGTCCACTGATCCAGTCATTAAGACAGCATCTCTATCGTTAAAGTCATTAACTAAAGCATCATAAGCAACAATTTCTGTTGGGCATACAAATGTAAAATCTTTTGGATAAAATGCAATAATCTTCCATTTACCTGGGAACGAATCCTGCGTGATTACCTCGAAAGAGGAATCTTCATATGACAAAGCTCCTGGCTTAACACCAGTGACTGCAAAATTTCCTAACTTATCTCCTACTGTTTTCATTTTTCTCCTTGTGTATAAGTGATGATATTTCATATCGCACCCCTGGCTGGATTCGAACCAGCGGCCAACAGATTAGAAGTCTGTTGCTCTTCCTCTGAGCTACAGAGGTATAAATAAATTATACTATTAAAGATCAAAATCTTCAATAGTGTCTAAAGGTATAATACCTTTACTTTTAGCAATCTCGTACCCCTCTAATGTAAAATTAAATGTGGCATTTAGATTTTCATCGTATTCAACCTGCATTAAATCATTGTCTAATAAATCTAATAGTTCTGCATCGATATACTGTTCGTGTGCTTCCCAGAGTTCTGGAGCCAAATCCTTAGTAGTATCTTCATTTAGCTCGAATATGGCCTCTCCATCTTCAGTAAACCCAGCAACCCTTATTGCGCCTATTTCAATATAGTGCTGTATCTTATTCATCATTTCTTCTTCGTCAAAATCATTAAACATGTTACCCCCTGTGCAACAAGTAGGACTTGAACCTACGATTACCGAATTATGAGTTCGGGGCTTTAACCAACTAAGCTATTGTTGCCTAGTTGAATTATAGTATTTTATTATTGTTTTTGTCAATAGACTGCTCAACTATTTGCTGAACATACTCAGAAAAATGTTTTCTTATACTTCCTGGTGGTCTTTTTCCTATATCCGCCCATACCCTTTTGTATTCATGTATGTTGTCAAATGTAGTTGGGCAAACCATTACTCCTTCATACTCCTTTAATCTTGTAGGAAGAGGCACATGCTTACTGCAGCACTTACATTCTTTAGCCTTTTCTTGATATATACTCATACTATTTCCATTCCACTTAGTGCATCAGAAAGATCTTTTGGCATTGCTGATGGTGCTTTGATTAAATTAGGTGACTCTGCAGATATTGATTCTCTATACTGTTTTCTTACAGATGAATAATCATGTACTTCGATATCTCCAAACGCCGTCCTTGTCATGCTAATAGCATTATATATTGACCCGCATACAGCATCGGCTAAGTCTTTAGATCCTTTTCTTGGGTGATCTACCTTGTCCCTCATAATTCTTAACTCTAATAATTCATCAACTAGAAGCGGTATGTGTGGACCGTTTAATCTTTCTTCCATTACAACCATAGCCATATCATCATAGTGTTTTTTAGCTACTGATAAAGTTTCTGTACTTATTCCATACTGCCTTAGCTGCTGCATCATGTCGTGGGAGTTCCACCTATCGAATGTACAAAGCCTAATGTTAAAGCCCCTGGACCTAAGAGAAAGAATGTAATCTCTAACCTCAGTAAAGTCTACAGACTTGTCTGATGTTGGAGTCCAATACATAACAGCATCAACCTTTACGATTGGAGCTGGCTGAGAGTATGTGTCTGTTACCTTTACACTAACCCACTTTTCAACATGAGCCATTGATACAGCGCAATGGTCATGCTTTTGAGCTAAGTCAACATGAATAAAGTATTCTTTATCGTCTTGAGGAACAAACCACTCTTCAAATCTACCGAAGCCATCTACAGCTATTGATAGATCATTAAAAGCCATTTCAATTTTTTCACGTGACTTAAAAAAAGCATCAATTGCTTCTGGTGGCATACATGCAAATCTTCCTAGAGCATCTGTAACATCTCGGTAAAAAGCAATTTTAAAATCCTCAATACTTCTGGTTGGATTTACTTCCCATGTAGGTCTACGAATTGCATAAACTTTAGGGTACTTATATGAAATAATTTGATCTTCATCCCAGAATATCTCAAACTCATTTCCTACAGTATTGTCTGGCAGGTTTGGATCTAACTTAAACTTATGAGATCTAGATATGATTTCTTTTTCAGAAATAATATTATCATATCTTTGCTGTATATAATCATTCTTAAATCTTGGGAACGATAGAAGAATTACTTTACCGTAGTCTGGAAAACGAGAGTCTACAGATGCCCTGTACATGTCATATATTCCGCTAGCTGTCTTTGCCTGATCGTGTCCGCTTGTACTGTCTAAGGCAAAGCCAGAAATTTCATCGAGCACTGCAACCAAAACGTTGTACCCTTCAAAAGCTTCTCTTTCTGAGTGACCAGAGTACACGGTTACATTTTTATCAAACTTAATTTCAGAAGCTTTTTCAAAATACTTTCCAGCAAACCAAGGTGAGTGTGTTACTCTATTTTTAAATCCCTTAAAGAAAACGTTGTTTGCCTGCTGAGCGTTAATAGCAATATTGATAATATCTATAGAGTCTCCAGGCGGCTTGCCGTAGTAAGATGCTGGGTCTTTCAAACACAATAGTAAATAAACTATATACGCAACAGATATGGTGGAGCAGTAATCCTTACCGCTACCCTTGCCTAACTGTGCTACAACTTCATTACAGGTTTGTCTGTATCTTAAAGACCCTTCGCTTTCACCAAAGAGCTTTATTAGAGTTGACTCTTTATATATCTGAGATGATTTTTCTATAAGTGTATACTGATGATCAGATAATTCTGGCAAACCTAAATAGTTTTTGTCTGTTACAAAAGTTTTTAGGTCAACTGGCCTTTCATCAAACTCTTCACCATCCAAGATGTCGATGAGATCATTAAAATCAAACTCCACTGACTTCCTCAATTATTTCTATTGGCTCAACTATTCCAGTGATTTGAGATAAACGCTTAGCTACTTCCATTTTGCACTTTGGACATGACGCAGTTACTTCCTTCAATATCTTCACAAGAACTTCTTGCTTTCTTTCAGACTCTGCTATCTGTCCAGCAAGCTCTGCATTGTCAAGCAAGCCAACCTCTTGAAGCATTCCAATTCTTTTTCCTTCAATGTCGGCAATCAGCTTTAAAGCTCCAGACTTAACGCTAAGCTGTCCAGCCTGATCTGCATCCTCAACTGTTTTCCATGCTTCTTTAATTAGCATAGCGTAGTGCTGATCAGCTCCAGAGATAGCCTCTTTAGCACGTTCACGGGCTGATGTGTCGTTGTGGACTACATTCTTCCACTCATCTATAAGCCCAACAACTTCTGCCCTTTTAAAGCCAGTAAGTGTAGCAATTTGGGTAGGGTTATTTCCTCTAAGTAGTTCTTCAACTACTTTATTCATTCGATCAAAATGATCTGCTAGTTCAATTTCCATATGACTTTATTATACTTCTAGTCGACTGAAATAGCAAATTCCTTAGCAACCTTTAGTAATATTAGGTATCCAATTAGATCATCAATATCATTATCGCCTGGATAATCTGTTCCCTTAATTAATCTATTAAGCTTATCATCAATACGGACATATAGCTGCTCTTTTGGTCCCGCCTTTGAAAATATTCTAACTGGCTCCAATGCAGAATTTCCATAGGCAATATTTTTTTTAATTAACATGTGAGCAATTTCAAGGCAGGTTGACAATATCTCTTTCCCAGCTTCTGTACCTACTGTAAGTAAATATAAATCATCGTATCTAAATTCCTTTGAGTCTTCAAAAACTGGTGTAAGGGTCATTTAATTAAACCTTTTTCTTTTAGGGCTCTATATATGGTCATAACAGTTACGCCACATTCGCTAGCAATTTCTTCCATACTTTTTCTTTGGATAACATATCTTCTATGTAGCCAGTCTTTATTCTTGTACAATTTCACCTCTTCGTCAACACTTCATTAGCATAATACGCAATGCCAAAACTATCAGCGACATCAAAATCTTCTAAGTTTAAATCATACTTCTTATTAAAATAATCTGCCGTTCTCTGCTTTCTCATGTTACGTAATTTGTTTTTGTACCACGAATCTGCGTATCCTGGATTCAATATTCTAATTGCATCTTTTTCATCTTTAGTTGGGTTTTTATTTCCAATGTGGGACTGCCATGCCGAAGGGCTTATTGTAATAACTTTAGCTCCAGTTGACATCAACTCAGCAATTACAACTCCATACACATAAGATAATTTTATCACAGCATCTGGTGATCTGACAAGTATCGCTCCCTCAACTGCTATGTAGTCTGACTTAAGTTCATCTAGCATAATAGCGGTTTTAACTTTAGCGTCATATATCTTTTCATATATGTCATTGCCAAGTATGTTTATCTTTCCCCACTTTAGTGGCTTATTGTTTTCTAGCAAGCAAAAAGCGACTGAAGATGTTGATGCATCTATTCCTAAAACCCTGTTGGCTTTTGTTTTAGCTAATTTGGCCAGAGTCATTTAGCATCCTTAATATTTTCTCTTTGTCTGAATTAGAAATACTTTTCTCACACTTCGCACATATTGTTGAAGAGTTGTACCTACTTAAACTAGATTTACACTTCTTACAATACCTTTTTTGTCCAGAACGAATAGCTTTTTTTTCATAGTATTTCTCCATGATTTTTTTGTTTGTTGCAACCCTGCAACATTCATCTGAACAATACTTTTGGTTGTGAGTTTTTGGGGTAAACTCTTTATCGTTAAGACAGTCTGAGTTTGCACATATCATAAAGAAGGCACCTTAAATCTTTCAATCTGCACTGTTCCAGTAGGAGTTTCTTTAGAGTAGCACTGCTTTTTAATTGGGCAGTAAGTGCAGGGCATCTTAGTTTTTGTGGCTCCTTCTGGCTTCATAGGAAGGTCGCCATCTTTAAAGTTGTCCCATACCTCTCTCATCCAAAGAAATGTATCCTCAATAATCTTTTTATTCTTATCATTCATAACTACTGGAATAATTAGTATCTCCTGAGTATTCTTATTTTCGTATAAAAAGAAACCTTCTTTTGCATCCTTTAGCTTCATATAAGTTAAAAGCTGCAGGAGATGGTTTGCAGACGGGCTCATTTCTGCCTGCCTTGCATCCCAAACTTCTTGCTTTGCAGTTTTAATTTCACCAATTACAGTCTCACCATCGTACTCCATAATAAGATCAATAAAGCCACGAATAGGCGGGTACTCATTAATAATTTCTTCTTCTTCTGCAACCCACTGAGGCATTGTCTTTATTAGATTCTGAAGCCTTTCGTGAGCCTGGGTTCCTTGTGCCATATTGGCAACCGCAACTGCATCGTTATTGTCAATGAATACTGCACCCGAAAATGCCATGTACCAGTACCTTGGGCAGGTTCCGTGTCCATATCCAAGAGAGCTTGGGCTAAATGATTTCTTTGTCATTTCTCCGTCAGCCCTCTTGGTATTTTTGTAGGACTCATCAAGCAGTTCAGCAAATGCTTCTGGATCAAAGAACTTTCCAGTATGCTTTTTAAACTTTAAGTTCTTTACTATATTTCTTCCCATTATAGATTATACCTAACGACATACTTAAGTGCATCTACAAGTTTGTCTATGGACTCCTTTGCTGAGTAATATATATTTTTCTTATTATTGTTCATGGTTCCAGCCTTATCCTTTGCTATTGTTGAATAGTAAGATGCCATCATGGCAAACTTAGTTGACATAGCCTGAAGTTCAATAATAAGCTGAGGAGCTTTTGCAGCAGGAACATCTGGATTTAACAATAGTTTAACTATGACAGCTAAAGCTCTGTCCAGTTGAGCATCATTCATATACTCATGAAGATCGTTAAATTCAGTTATAGAGTTAATTAACTCTAATGTATTTTTATCCTCTGTCATTTTTAATCTTTTTATCCCACTTATCCATCAACAATCCAACGCCATACCCAGCAGCAAAGCCAAATAGGCATCCATAAATAAAGTATACCACTAGAATGGAACCTCAGCGTATGTCTTGTATGAAGGGAAATCGTTATCGCCTGAAGGCTTATCCTTAGACAATGAGTATGCTGTTACAGAAATTGAATCTGCATTGATTTCATAAGAGCTTCTCTTAATTCCATCTTTATCTGTCCAATTTTCTTCATAAATCTTTCCAACGATAATAACTTCCATACCCTTTTTAATTACAGACTTTGATTGTCCTGCAAGTGTACGCCAAGCTTTTACTGTCCACCAAGAAGTGTTTTTGTCTTCCCACTCTCCAGTAGTTTCATTCTTAACGCGATCATTAGTTGCAACTCTAAACCTGAGACCATTTGATCCAACAGGTTCTGGTTCACTACCAACTCGCCCAACGATTGTAATAATCGGATTAGCCATTTTTATTTTCCTCCCAAAATGTGATCAGCTCTTCTAGTACTGACCACTCTATGATTCCAAGACGGACCTTGGAATCCCCACCAATAATAATTTTAAGGGCTGGATGCATGTCCCTGCTAACCTTAAAAGTATCTGTACAGATTTTAGCCCATACATCTTTATTTAAATTAAATGAAGCTTTAGATTCTTTGTAGTCTACTACAAAGTTTTTCCATTTAGCATCACCTTTTTGATATTCTCCACGGCCACTATTCTTTTGTGCTTTAGCGCCGTCTCTCTTTACTTCTGCTCTTTCTGACATCAGTTAAGCTTATGCTTTGTCTCATGACCAGATGGGCATTTCCAGTACATTTCTAAAGTAACCTGATTAAAACTATAGTATGGAGCAGAAAGATCACACTTACTGCATGGCCTCTGCTGTTCTATTTTTTCAACTCTGTTATCTATAGACTCTTCAACTTTTGAAGTAAAAAACTCATTAATGTTTGGCATTTATTTCTCCTATTAAGCTGTCTACAACATCTGGATTTTCCTTTAAATATGCTACAGCCTTTGCACGTCCTTGAAAACGTTCTCCATTTACTGTATACCATGCGCCACCCTTTTCTACAATGCCACACATTTCTGCAACGTCTAATGTTTCTCCAACATAATCTATACCAAGAGCTTGCCCTTGGTAGTAAAAGTCATATTGTCCTGATAAATTTGGGGGGCCGACCTTGTTGTAATCAACAATCCAATTAACTGGTCGCCCAACTCTTTGTTCAATAATCTTGTCACCAACTTTAATACCTGCTTTAATAGCATTAGCCTCAGCCTCAGAAGACCATAGCTTAATGACGGTTGAAGAGAAGAACTTAACTGCCATGCCACCTGTGGGGATGTGACTAGCATGCATAGATCCAAATTGATTTCGTTGCTGCGAGATGAGAACAAGTAATGTGTTTTTGTTTGCATAGTTTAACATCTTGACTGCGTGGGTCATATCCTTTGCTTCTGCGCCGATTTGCTTAGTGTCTTGCAAATCCTTCATTTCATTTCCGTCTTTTTCAAAATAGATTGCTGGTAGCAACGCTGAAATAGAATCAACTACTATCAGATCAACACCAGCTTCCATAAGCTTTGTTGCAACATCAACCATATCATTAACAGTTTTAGCTGGAGAGTATATTAATTCTTTTGAGTTTACGCCAAGCTTTTCTGCCCACTCAGGATCGTAAGAATGCTCCGCATCAATCCACGCACATGTCTTGCCTTCTTTTTGAGCTAAAGCAATCATCTGCAAACAGAAAGAAGACTTTCCTGCAGACTTATTTCCCCAAACAAGTATTTGCCTTCCATAAGCAAAACCTCCGTTTAATGCGAAGTTCAGTCCTATGCTAGGTGTAGGCTGCTTTTCAATCTGAATATCCACGGCAGACTGAACCCTAGCTCTAGTCTTAGGGTCTAGCTTTGCTAATATATCGTCTAGTTGCATTTCCATAACGATTAGTTGTTTGGCAATTCTTCTTCAGATTCAGATGGTTTATCTTCTAGTCTAAATTCAAATGACATAGTTTCGTCATTATATGTTACAGAAAGCTGTACATCTTGATTGTTGGAGTTTATAAAATCTTCAGTAGGTATACTAATAGATTCAATTTTATTTAAAATAGCAACCAAAACTCTTGTAGCGTTCATTGTTTTAAAAACATCTTCTGTATTACTTGTCATCTTACATCCTTAACCATAAGTGTTCCATCTTCTAAGGTTTTTAGAGTTGGCTCGCAAATCATTCCTTCTCGCATTTTAGCCAATGAAATTGGATACATGCTAGAAAAAACAATAGCTCTATTTAAATTCTTATCTTTATCTGACATAACAAGGTGCGCCATAGTTTTGCCAGCTTTTGTTTTATATGGTGTATAGCTTATCACGAACCTTTGATTTTCGTCAATAGGGTATGACTTTGCATATAAATATTTAACAAATGCATCGTCAGAATCCTTATTGATAGAATCAACATCTATGTATCTTGATATTCTATTATCGCCTACAAGAACAAAATACATTTTATTTGTTTCTATTTTTGTCTGCTCTATATCGAATAATCCTACAGATCCACTTTCATCGACAAGCTCAATTCTCGACCAGCCATTACCACGCTTGATGCTTTTGGCCATACCAAACATTACGAATGATCCCAGCTCTTCAAATTCATCAATAGGTCTTGCTTGTGCTTTAACCCTTGGCTCTAAGTTAGAAAGGTTAAAAGAAGGTATCCCTAAAAATTCGTAATAAGACTCTGCTTCTTTGCCACTTCTAGGATTATCATCAAAAGCAGCGCCCCCAATAGCATTAAGAGAGTTAACGGCCCTAGAGTTAATACCGCTACCCTTCTTAGACGCCTTGTCGACAAAATCTTTGTAGTTTTCATACGGTCTCTTTTCAATAATTTTATTTGCAATACTGTCTGAAATAAATTTAACTTCAGCTAAACCAAATCTAATTGAATCTTTTTGTAGTGAAAAGTTTACATCTGATTCATTTACATGTGGAAGCTTAACTTTAATTCCAAGCCTCTTGGCTTCAATTAGATATCCTGTTCTGGCATCCTTGTCTCCTTCATTTTTAAGGATCGAGAATAAAAATTCCAAAGGATAATAGCACTTAAGCCAAGCGGTATAATAAGAAAGCATAGAATAAGCAACAGCGTGACTACGATTGAATGAGTATCCAGCGTGAGCTTCGAATGTTTTCCAGAGGTTCTCTGCTTCATCGGCGCTGATATGCTTTTTAGCGCCTTGAATAAACTTATCTTTAAACGGACCGAGTTCCTTTGCATCCTGCTTTTTACCAATAACCTTTCTAACCTTGTCAGCCTCTGACCAAGTCATTCCACCTAGGTGTACGCATGCTTGCATAACCTGTTCCTGATAAATAATAACTCCGTATGTATTTTCTGTAAAAGGTTTCATGATAGGATGAATATAGTTAACTGCCTCATCCCCGTGCTTTCTTTTAATATATGAAGCACCTACGGTATTCATTGCTCCTGGTCTAACAAGAGCATTTGATGCAGCCAAGTCTTCAAACTTATCTACCTGCATCTTTATAAGTAGATTTGTGTAAGGCGTTGCTTCTGCTTGGAAAACACCTTTAGTGTATCCGTCGTTAAACATCTTGTAAACTTTTTGGTCGTCAAGGGGGATGTTGTAAAGATTAATCTCTTTACCGTGTCTATCCTTAACTGATTTTAATGTATCTGAGATTACAGATAAAGTCTTAAGACCTAGGGCATCTAGCTTAATAAGACCTATATCTGCAACCGTATCCATGTCGTATGCCACGACTGGAATTCTTCCAGACACGTCATCATTTGCATCTGCTCTGGACTCTATTGGTGCATACTTTCTCAAGTCATCTTTTGCCACAACTACACCAGCAGCATGTACTCCAACGCTTCGAATCTTTCCACGAAGACGTTCTGCAAGCCAAGTTACCTCTGGGTACTTTGCTCTAAACTCTTTTGTATTGGGTGAATCCATAAAATCTTCAAACGTATCAATAGACTTCATTGCACGATTAACATCAGAAAGAGGAACCATAAATACTCTTGCCGCATCTCTAATTACACCCTTATCTTTAAAGTAAGTAAATGTAGAAATAGATGCTACGTGCTTAAACTTCTTCTTCAAATAATCTTTAACCTCTTTACGACGACGGTCCTCGAAGTCTGTATCAATATCTGGAAAGTCATTACGTTCTGGATTAATAAATCTAAAGAAAAGCAAATCATATTTAATTGGATCTACATCTGTAATTCCAAGGGCGTAGCAAACTAGTGAGCCTGCTGCAGAACCACGACCTGGGCCAACCATAATATTATTTGACTTAGCCCATGTAATCATATCTGCAACAACTAAGAAATATGAAGCAAATGCTTTATCTTTAATTATAGATAACTCTTCTGCAATTCTATCCAAGTAGACCTGATCTTTGTCCAGAGATAGCCTTCTAAGGCCTTCTAAGGCCATATCAGCTAGTTTCTTGTCAGCATTGGTCTTTGGGATGGGTAGCAGATCTAATCCCTCATAGAAGTCATACTCTTCAATCTTGTCTGCAATCTCCATTGTATTATCATATATATCTGTACGAGTAATGCCTGCTTTATTAAAGTCCGCCTCAATTTCAGACCTGCTTTGAATAAATAGATTATAATCTTGAAATGATATTCTACGGTCTGGGTATAAGTAATTAAATCTATCCATCATGTCTGGCATTTGTCTAGACATTTCAAAGTCTGCATCTTTATCCGACTTAGGAGATGTTGATAGAATAAGCATTGCTTCTTCTAATACTCTATCTTCTTCTTTAGCAAAGTGAGCATCTCCTGTTGCCACCGCTTTTATCTTGAGTTGATCAGCCAGCTCCAAAAGCTTTGAGTTGATTTCTGTCGGGTTATGAGATTGCACCTCAACGTAAAAGTCTTCACCAAAAGTTTTCTTAAAGTCTTGAAGTACAAGTTTTGCTTCTGAGAATTCCTGGCGTTCAATAGCCTTACTAATAAGCCCGTTAAGGCATCCAGACAATACAATAATACCTTCTGCATACTCTTTCAATACCTCTCTATCAATACGTGGCTTATGATAAAAGCCTTCTGTCCATGCAAGCTCCTGAAGGGTGTTTATATTCTCTAGACCCTTTTTATTCTTAGCTAAAAGAATAATATGGTTATAGGCCTGAATTGATTTATCTGTCTTTGAAGATCTATCAAATCTATCTGTTGGAGAAATGTATGCTTCCACTCCAAGAATTGGCTTGATCCCTTGCTCTTTACATGCAATTTGCATTTCACGGTGTGAAGATAGTGTTCCGTGGTCAGTAATAGCCAGAGAAGTCTGACCAGCTTCTTTTGCAGCTTTTACAAGTTCGGCAGGAGAATTAAGCCCATCCATTAATGAATAGAAAGAATGCACATGCAAATGTGTGAAGTTCAACTTAATTCTCCGCCTATACTCTCTCTTACCAGTCTACGCTGCTGCTTGTTGAAGATGACTCTCGTTCTTCTGGAGATGACTCACCAGTATAGAATGCTTCCTGCTCTGCGTATGGAACGCTACGCACTGCTGTTTTTTCTAAATCAAACAGCTCGACAGCAGAAAAGTCGAATGGCTTTTCATCTTTAGCCAACGGTATAATTGTGTAGCTTGTGTCTGTCTTAAGACCACTACGCTTTACACGCCACATTAGATTTGTGATGCTTCCCATTTCATTTGCATATTCAATCAGTGTTGGTGTAATTGTTTTACC